CTAAAAACTCGGTATTTCTTGAGTGGGATCGATGATAAAGCCCTCGCCTTGTTTTAGGGCGTAATATAAATAGTCTGAAAAACAATTAACAGCCGGCTGTCCGGCTATTACCATTGTATTTTGCATTGTCATCTTTATCCTGATGCAATCTACTGAAAAACTATTTTGGCGAGATCGCCTATATTCCATTACAGAACAATTAATTCTTTTATTTTTTATTTAATTAATTGAATTAAAATGATTATTTTTGTTTTATGTCCCAAATTTGACCACACTTCGAGAAATAGCCCCGATTTTCGGGGCTTTTAATATCCAAATTCAGGTAAGATAAAAAGTTCACGGAAACCCGTTTTATGGGCTTCTACTACAAACAGAGGATAGATTTAATGAAAAAATATATCTGCACGCTATTTTTACTTGTACTTGCATCATTCAGCGTTTTTGCACAATCAACCAATTACTCAGTTTTACAAAAATCAATGCGGTCATGGCAACCACTATCAATCAGCGATAGCGGAGATGTCATTACACTAACGATGGATGAAGATCAGGTAACAAGCGACATTTATAAGGCAGTAATTAAGATGGGCGTATGCGCCCCGATCTGGCTGGGTGTCAAAAACTCATACCTAAAAAGTACAAAAGAGATTCATGTGCTGAACAGATATAACTATATTGGCTATGTTTTTGAAAATCCACGTTCATCATGTGATGAAGTCGGCAAAGCAACAGATGATAATGTTAGTCTTATCATTTTATCTCACACTCACGGTCACACTAATAGTTAATCTTAGTAATAGCCGCCAAAACCCCGATTTTCGGGGTTTATTTTCTTGCTTACAATAGAGCTAAAAACCAAACCCTATTTGATCATCACCATAGTGACTTGCCGGAAACGCCATTTTTGGTAATTTAAAATTGGGCGGTAATTCTTGCTGACTGGGTGTACAGAGATAGCGCTCAACTGTTGTAATTGTTGTAAATGTACAGCCACAAAGCAGATTTTGACATTGATGATAACTGCGGCGAGTTTCTTCACTCATCATTTCACTTGTGCGGGTTTTTGCTACAGCATTGCAGCGGGGACATATAAACGCCATGATATCAGCCCTCTATAAGAGTTTGCCTGATATAAGCATATCACGACTTGTGACTATTTTTGCTATTTTCGGTGCCGGCGCTCATTTCTGTATTCTTAATTTTTAATTCAAGTTCCAGTGAAGTTGTATAGCCACTGTCACCGATATTGTGTACCACTCTTGTTATTACCCATTCCGATGAATCAATTACAGTTTTAAAACCAACAACTTGTGCATATAAATCCGGGTAGATATCAGGCCGGCCCCTTGCCAGCGTGATACTAAATTCGGCGGCTCCTCGTTGCAAAGTTGCCCATTTCGCCGCAGCGGCACGGCGGGCTATACGTTCTGTTTTAAATGTCTGACGCATCACATATACATTTCCCTCAGCGCCCTCCAAATAATCGCCCTCTTTTTTACTTGATGCTTGCGCCTTGGTTTTTGGGGATTTGTCAGACTGACTCTTACGCTTCATTGTTGTTGCGGGTTTTTTACCAAAGTTTAAATCCAGCCAGCAAGCCTTAACGCCGGTGTAAGCATCTCGATCAGCCAGGCTAAAATTATGCTTATCGCCAGACTCACGTTTAATAGTAATAACTGGCAGTGGCTTACCGCTGCGTGAAACGCCCTGACCTGGCACGATGAACAACAACATGCCATTTTTAATGGTCGCAATTGCGCCAATCATTTCAGCCATTCGGCTCAAAAAACTAATGTCAGACTCGCTGGTTTGGTCGGCGTGGTCAATTTCAATATTCATTAATTGGCGACTAACGCCGGGCTTTAAATTGTATCTGCCTGCAATGGCACTGACGACTTTTGCAACAGTAATGTCGTGCCAACTGTACTCTCGTTTGACATTGAATTCTTGTCTAAAGTCTGCGGACCTGGCGGTCACAGTTAGCTGGTCCGGTGGCCCGCTATGACTGATTTCATCGACTGTGAAAAAGCCTTTATGTATAAGCGCTTCTCCTTGCCAGCCAATCGCAACAGAAAGCTCGACGCCACGCGGCGGTAATGCGACTTTACCGTCTGAGTCGTCAATCACAAGCTCAAGCGTATCCGCCTCAAAACCCCGATTATCCGTTAGTGATAGTGAAATCAGTCTGTCATTCAGTGTTGTGATTTGCTGACCACCTATCATCAGATCAAAAGCGGGTTGTTTGACGTATTCACTTGCTATTAAATTATCAAGAAAGCTCATTACTCACCTAATGCCGGTTTATTTCAGCCAATCATTGCCGCGCGTGCGCGTGTAGACAATTAGCGAGCGTTGTCGCGGTACCACGACACGCGGCACAACATGATTTTCTGTTGCTGAGCTATCACTATAGCTGCATGTTTAATCATGAGAGTAAAAGCTATGGCTGCTTTCCATCATGGGGTCTCTGTTACGGAGACAACAAAACTCAGTACGCTAATCCGGGATATTGATACATCTATCATCGGTGTCGTTTGCACTGCGGATGATGCTGATACAGAACTGTTTCCGCTTGACACCCCAACACTGGTAACGCGCATTAACAGTGTCATCGGCAAAGCCGGTAAAACCGGAACTCTGTATACCACGTTGAAAGCCATTTCTGATCAGTGCAGTCCGAAAGTGATTGTTATCCGTGTTGCTGACGCAGCGAAACAAAAGTCGGGTGAAGACGCCAAAACACAAGATCAATTGGTAATCGGCGGGGTTGGTACCGATGGGCGTTATACCGGCCTGTACGCGTTGCTGACCGCAGAATCTAACGTGGGTGAACATCCACGGATTCTAGCGGCTCCCGGACTTGATACGCAGGCCGTCGCGGCTCAGCTAGCGATATTTGCGGAGAAGCTGCGGGCGTTCGCATATATCGGCGCGAATGGCAATAAAACGCTTGCTGATGTGAAGAAGTACCGTGAAAACTTCAATCAGCGTGAGTTAATGGTGATTTACCCTGATTTCATTACTTACAACAGTCAATCCGGGAAAAATGAAACCATTCCCGCTACGGCGTTCGCCCTGGGGCTACGTGCTCGTATTGACGCTGATCAAGGCTGGCATAAGTCGTTATCTAACGTTCCCGTTAACGGCGTGCTGGGTATTTCTGCCGATATTTGGTGGACGCTACAAGGTACCGATACTGACGCGAATGACTTAAATAGCAAAGGTGTAACCACTCTAATTAAACGGGACGGTTTCCGTTTTTGGGGTAATCGTACTTGTGACAGTGAAACCTACTTCTTTGAAGTCTATACCCGTACCGCTCAGATATTGGCAGATATGATTGCAGAAGCACATTTCTCTTATATTGATAAAACGCTAACCCCTTCTCTCATCAAAGATGTCATTGATGGTATCAACAGAAAAGGAGTGCAATTAGTCACAGAAGGGAAATTGTTGGGCTTTGAGTGCTGGTATGACCCGGCAGACAATCCGAAAGAAAACTTGCGGGATGGTAAAGCGCATATTCGCTACAAATATACGCCGGTACCGCCGCTGGAAAATTTGCAGCTAACACAGACTTTCACTGATGAATATTTCGCTGTTTTTAATCAGTTAGGTTAATCAGTTAGGCTAGAGGAACTACAATAATGGGTATGCCAAAAAAACTCTTTATGTTTGATACGTACATTAATGGTCAAACTTACTTGGGTCAAGTTGAAGAAGTCACTACGCCTAAGCTGTCACTAAAAACCGAAGATTATCAGGGTGCCGGGATGCCGGGATCGGTTGCCGTACTCGTCGGAATGGACGGCGGCGCGTTAGATATGGACGTCACAATGGGCGGTATTGAAGCTTCATTGCTGAAAACCTGGGGCGGTACACTTGACAGTCTGCAATTGCGCTTCGCGGGTTCTTATTATGATGACGCAACCGGGCAGACTATCGCGTGTGAAATTCAGACGCGAGGACGTTTCACGGAACTTGACTGGGGTTCGGCAAAAGCGGGTGACAACACGCAACATAAATACACGCTGAAAAACACGTATTGCAAAGTCACGATTGATAATAGTGAGGTGTTCGAAGTAGATATGTTGAACCTGGTGTGGAAAGTAGACGGCAAAGATCTACTTGAACAACATCGGGCCAATATCGGCCATTAATCACAACCCTACTTTAATTTAATGGCCGTAATTACGCCAATTGCAGGAGATTTAACCATGTCAAAAACAATTACACTTTCAGAACCCTTGGAACGTCACAACGGGGAAAAAATTACAGAAGTTATTATTACTGACACGATGAAGCAAGTGGGTGCCCTACGTGGGTTAAAACTGTATGACGTCATGACAAGTGATGTGAACTCTCTTATCACTCTGTTACCACGCGTAACCCAACCGCGTTTGACAGAAGCGGAGATTAGTGGGATGGGTATTCAAGATTTCACGCAACTTGCAAGCGGTGTTGCTGATTTTTTAGCGCCGTCCTCGGAAGCCGGTGGGACGCAGGAACAGGAAAAAGAGTAATCCCCTGCCCGTTTGTAGAGACAGATGAAATCATTGCGGATATCGCAACAGTTTTCCATTGGGCACCGTCAGAATATGATGCTATGTCAGTGCCTGAACTACTGAAATGGCATGAACGCGCTGTAGCCCGTACAGGACGTGAATCATGACAGATCGTAATCTCAATATCCGCGTATCACTGAGCGCCGCTAATAAGTTATCCGGTCCCGTTAGTGCTGCAAGTCGTGCGGCAGCGGGGCTGGCTTCTCAAATCAAATCAACGTCAAGCGACATTAAAAGCCTGGCAAGTCATGCAAAAACATTTGACCGCTTAAGCGATTCTATTAAAAAAAACGCGGATGCATACGACAAAGCCAAAGCTAAAGCCAAAGAGTTAGCTGCGCAATTTCCGCGGTTCAGGGAACAAACCGAAGAACAGCGCAAAATCCTGCTTGCAGCACGGCAGGAACGGGATCGCTATGGCCGCACACTGGCTAAAGAAAAGCAGAAATTGCAGGCTGTGGGTGAACAGATGGATAGGCATAACATTTCTATTCGTCAGAGTGATAATGTTACTGCCCAAATAACCCGTCGCACTGAAATTTACAATCAGCAACTAGCCGAGCAGCAACGGCGATTAAATGCGGTCACGCGTGCCCAGAATAGCTATAGCAAAGCCAAGGAAATGCGCGGGAAGCTTGCCACGGCAGGGGCCACTGCGACGGCGGGTAGCGCGGGCTTTCTGTATGCTTCATCTCGTATTATGGCCCCCGGACGAGATTTTGACGAGGGGATGTCTGGCGTTCAAGCGTTGACTCGTCTCGATAAAAATGATCCTCGTCTTAAGATGCTCAGAGAACAAGCCAGAGCGTTAGGGGCCAGTACGGCATTTACTGCGACTGATGCCGCCGCAGGGCAGAAATTCTTAGCAATGGCGAACCTTACCCCAGAATCCATCAAAGCAGCATTACCTGGCGTGCTTAATATGGCATTAGCTGATGATATGGATCTTGGTGAAGCTGCCGACATTGGCTCAAATGTGCTGACTCAGTTCAAACTCAATGCCGATCAGATGGACCGGGTATCTGACGTTCTGACTGCCACTTTTACTCGAAGTAATACTGACTTGCGGCAACTTGGCGAAACCATGACTTACGCCGGGCCAATTGCTGCCAACCTGGGCATTAGCTTAGAAAGCATGGCAGCAATGGCGGCAATGATGGCCGCGAATGGCATGCGCGGCAGCATGGCAGGTACCGCTTTGAGAGGGGGGTTATCCCGCCTTGTTGCTCCGGTCGGCGCGGGCGCGGATGCCATGAAGGCTCTGGATATTAAAGTCAGCGGGGCCAACGGTAAATTGCGGGATATGGGCGATATTCTAAAAGAACTGGATCAAAAACTCCGCAAATATGATCAACCCAGCCAAATCCGCATCAAAAAAGACATCTTCGGTGAAGAAGCGATGGTCGGAATGGGGGCTGTGCTAGAAGGTGCCGCAAACGGTAAATATGACGAACAGAAAAAAGCGAACGAAAATTCAAAAGGTGAAGCCGAAAAAGTTGCAAAAGTCAAAATCGACAACCTAAAAGGCGATCTCAAGCAGTTGAAATCAGCGTGGGAAGATTTGGGGATACAAATGGAAGAGAGTGTTGACTCTCCGTTCCGAAAACTGACGCAGGGACTGACAAGGGTTATCGCTCGTGTCGGCGACTGGATGAAAACCCATCCCAAATTAACATATGCAATCATGGTAGGCACGCTGGTTATCGTGACGCTGGTCGGTGCACTGGGTGCATTGGCGCTGGCTGCCGCTGCCGTTATCGTGCCCTTAGCTGCGATGAAACTCAGTATATTTATGCTGACGGGCGGCGGCGGGATCGGCAAATTAATTCCGTCAGTCGGCAGATTAACGGGGGGCTTAAAAGGTTTATTGCCATCCCTAGGTGGTGTAAGTAAAAGTGTTAAAGGATGGGCGCCGATATTTCAGAGTAGCAGCGCGGCATTGCGCCGTTTTGGTGGTCAGCTTGTAACAAGCGGAGCAAATGGGTTTAAGGCGCTGGGTAGCGGAGCATCGGCGGCAGGACGCGGGATCGTGATGGCTTTTACACAGCCAATGACGGCGTTGTCAGTGCTGGGTAATGGGTTAAGAACTTTGGTTTCTTCTGGATTCGGTTCTCTGCTTAGTATTGGCAGAACTGCAATAATGGCAATCGGCGGAGGGCTATCGTTTCTATTGAGCCCGCTTGGTTTATTAATTGCCGCTGTTGTCGCTGCGGCAGTACTGATCTGGAAATACTGGGAACCCATTAAAGCGTTTTTTAGCGGTTTTTTTTCCGGCTTGATAGAAGGACTGACGCCAATTAAACAGGCATTTAACGCTGCGTTTGCGCCATTTGCGCCTATTTTTGATGGTATTGCGAATGCAGTTAAAAAAGTGTGGGACTGGTTCACAAAACTATTTGAACCCGTCAATACCACATCAGAAGATTTGAAAGCGTGTACAGAAGCCGGAAAAACATTTGGGGAAATTGTCGGAAAAGCAATCGGTGCTGTAGTATCCGTCATTTTGAAAGTAGCCGAGGGCGTTAGCTGGCTGCTTGAAAAACTTGGCGCGATTCCCGATGCCACAAAAGCCGCCGCTGAAGCTGCTCAGGTCATGAATAAGGCTGGTGAGCCTATCAAACCTGCCGAAGTCGGTGATGGGGTTGCCTGGCGATGGGATGATAAATTAAAAAAAATGGTCAAGGAAGAATGGAAACCCGGCGCCGAAGAACCAATCAAACAAGCAGGCAAAAAAGCTGATGAAGTAGCTGGTAATGATAAAAAAACCAATATACCGGCATTCGGTACCGAGGTTTACACCCCTAAAGGAGATAAAAAGAACAATAAGAATCAGACAGGCGGGGGAACCACAAATACATCATTGCAAAATACCGCATCACTCGCTGATGCCAATAAACTGGGTGAGATTGTCTTTAAGAATTATCCCGCCGTGACTGCGATTGACGGCGCATATCGTGAACCTCAATTGAATGTACCGCGTGCGTCATTGTTATCTCGACTAAAAGATTCTGCGATGGGGCTTGCCAGTGCTGTGCTACCTGAACCTCAACCAGCATTTGCCGGTATTCCGGTACCGATTGATCTGAACGGAAATAGAAATGAGCGGCAAAGAGCGAGTGACAATTACACTTTTGAGCTGAATTTTTACGGCGTTGATATGCGTGACAGCAAAGCCCTGGGTGACTTAGTGAAAGAAAAAATACGTGAACTGATGCGAGAAACTAATACGCGTCGGCGTTCTCGTTTAACTGACGGAGATTAATCTTATGATGATGATCTATGGCATGTTTGTTTTTATGTTGAATACCGCACCGTACCAGTCACTGAGCCGCGAAATGGCCTGGCGGCATGTGAAAAATGACCGCGTGGGGAAATCGGCAAAATGGCAGTATATCGGGGCGGGTGAAGATAGCATTACGCTTGATGGAGTGCTCTATCCAGAAGTGACGGGGGGTGATATTTCTCTTGAAGCCCTGCGCACACTGGCGTATGCAGGCAGGGCATGGCCGCTGATTGAAGGTACCGGCATGATCTATGGTATGTTCGTGATTGAAAGCCTGAATGAAACCCGGACCGAGTTTTTCTCAGATGGTAAAGCCCGAAAAATTGAATTTACTTTATCACTGAAAAAAGTCAGTGAAGATATTAGAGAAGGCTTAAGCAATATTACTGCTGATGATCTACTTAATATTGTTAAGTAATGTAGTACGCTTGCTGGCTCTGTTTTTATTTAAAGCGTTAACTGTATCTTGAGATATCGTCGCAATATCATTACGGATTTTCTCATTATCACTTTTCGACGATATAAGCTTTTTGTAATTAGTGGCTGGCATAATATTTATAATACTACTTACAGCAATCAAAAAACGACGTATTGACATATTAATCTCCAAATCTGGGATGACAACAAGGGCCAAACGGCCCTGTTCTTATTTATTACTTCGGCACTTCCGGCCATTCAACATCTGGCGCTTGTGAAACATCTACACGAGTCAGCAATACCCGGTATTTCTTCCACTCCAACAGAGCGGCTTTCTCTGAGTCTGTAGCAACTTCTAAGTCAACAGAGTCTTGTAGCAATGAGAGTGTTTCATTTGCTTGTTGTAACAGTTCAGCTTGCTTCTGTTTTGCTTCATTGATTTGATGAGACTTGAGTAAGTCTTTATCAACTACCCACTCTTTGCCGTTCCACGTATCGAAGTCTGTGGGAGGTTGTTTGAAGGTTAGCGTATCCGGCAGTTCACCGATTTCTGTAACTTCAATCTGTGCTTGTGTTAACGTGTCGTACGCGATTTTTCCGCGATAATCGGGCAAGATTTCCCAACACTTACCGTCTTCACTGCGGCAGACAGCCTTATCGTGAGAATCGGGAAGCTTTGGCGCGTCAGGATAGGCCCCAGCCGATAGACTGACACCGAGCATCACATACTCAATATCAGAGTTTGTGAATTCTCGTGTGATTTGATTCGAGTGATAAACCTTTATCCAGCCGGCTTGAATAGCTAATCCATCTTTACCCAATACGGCTGTTTCATGTTCTAAAGAGTATTTCTGTTCTGTCATTATGCTGCTCTCACTATGTAGTTAAATGCGACGTTGCGGGGGCGGGTTTCGTTTGCAGTACGCGCGACTCGTGATGCGTCGAAATTCCAATCTCCACTGCTGTTGAATGTTCCACCCACGTGACCTGACACCGTTTCATTTCGAAATATCGCTGTAAAAGCCCCGCTTGCACGCGGAACTTCAACACCTTTATACATACCGAGTGACCCGGTAATATTTTGAAGTGCGTCACCCTGCCACGACCCGCACACTCGCCCCGGATCTACCCCTCGGCTATCATCCCATCCCCGGATAAACTCGCCTCTTAAATCAGGTACTTTGCCATCAGGATAAGCTTCTGCTAGCTTTGGATATAAAGACTTATCGAATGATTGACCGTTGCACGTAAGATAACCGGCTGGCGTGTATCGATGGGGGTACGGAACGGGGACGCCGACAGGGACTGCAATATCACTTGTATAGGCGCATTCACCGCCCAGGATTTCTTTACTCGTTGAATTTGAAAATCGGCCATACAGCCGCCCAGAGCTATCAACCCAGATTTGCCCGTAGTCATTATCGCCGACGCTAATCCCGCGCGCGTAGTCCACTGTGCGGCTCCCTCTAAAAGGGCCGTTATATCCCCAGTCAGGTATCTTGTCGATAGACTTAAGCGCTGGCAAAGCCCCCACATCCCCCGCACTCAAACTGATATCCCCGGTCAGCGCCTTGCCGTTCACTTTCCGGCTGCTCGGTACGGCATTTCGAGCTTGTGCCACGGTTTCCGACAAGCCGAGGTTTTTCACAAACGCATTTTTATCGGGAATGTCTGCGCCGTTTTGGGATTTTGCGAGTTTGCTGTTGGCGTTGTCGTTGACATCAGAAACAAGCTTCTGAGTTGCCGCGAGGGTATTACTGTTGCCTGTTTTGTCTGTTAACTGAGTGATGCCTTTTTGGGTTAATGAGGCGTCGGGCACGCTTGCAAGCTTACTTGCTGCAAGATCATAAGCTGCTTTTACGGCTTTTGGCGTAGCAGCCAGGGTTTCACTTACGCTATTTGTTGCGCTACTCAGTTGTACAACCCCCTTTTGAGTCAATAAAGCATCAGGTAAAGGCGGTAAATTCTCTTTTAACAAATATTGTTGGTGCGGATCATTGGCTGCGAGATGGGCTTTAAACGCATTATCACAGTAAGATTTAACTTCAATCGTGTTTTTATCAACATATTCACGTGTTGCCAGCACTACAGACGGATCAACTTTTAACGTGACTGACTCAGTATTGTTAACAATTAAAATCATTCTCACCGTTTGTGTTCTGCCTGAACCTTCCTGTAGCTGTGGTTTATAGGTTTCCGGGCAATTTGCTACTGCTATCAGACTATCCTCGCTATCAAATAAGCCAATTTCACGCATCCACCAACCCCCCTCGTTTTCAGGGATAATCTGCTCAGCAATAATTTGGTTAGTGTTTACCGGATCGACGCTTAATGTATTAATCGCGGCACGTCGCCTTTCATTGACTAATTGTGTTTGATTAGCGTCAGGCTCTGGTAATTTGCCGCCACCGTCGCCCACCGCCATATGAGTAATACTAATTTTGGTACCCAGTGCGGCAGCGTTCGCCAGCTTTGCAGCACCCAACTTAGTTAAAATGGCAAAGTATTTCATGATAAAATCCTCATCGTATCAATCAAATGAACCGCTGATCCCGCGTAAGCGGTACCTTTAGTTTCAATCATTTCTGGCAAATAGGGGTAAACTGTCAGCATATCGCCGATGCAGCTTGTTGCTGCGCAGTGAATTACTCCCGATATATCTAAACTGACAGCCAGGCCGATTAGATGGCGGCTCACAGGTTTGGCATCAGAGATTAAACGCTCAAGCTCTGAAAATATTTCCGCAGTAATCCCGCTTTCACGAACACCAACTTCAAGTCGGAAAGTACCGGGTGCATCATTGGTTTGCCACCATTCCTTTATTTGAATGAAATAGCCCAATGGCTCTACCACACGGCGGATAGCACCAATAGTGCCCTTATGTTTGTGCAAAAATAGTGAGTTTTTTATTACATCCCGCTTAGTCGTTACTGGCCAGTTTTCATCCCAACGATCAACTGACCATGCCCACGCCAGATAAGGTAATAACTCTACCGGGCAAGTATCAGGATTCCAGAGTTGGCGAAGCGGTACCGGAACATTTTGCAATTGCGAGCATGCATTAGCCGCCGCCACCTCCAAAACCGTAGAACCTGTTGGCAATAAGCGGTCATTCATCAGAACCTCCGACTTTCAAATTTGCGCTAGTGCAAAATGACACATGGGTTTTATCTAACACAACGTCATTGGTGGGTGATTTCAATTCCACACGTTGCACACCTTCAACATGCAACGCGGCATAAATCGCAGATAACCGAATATCACGCCCAAGCCTATGTTGCGTTTCTGTATAACGTTTCATTTGTTGCTCAGCGGCAATACGAATCGGTTCGGACTCCGGCGTCGGATAGAGATAAAGCACGGCGTCAATCTGATATTCAACGACTTTAGCTGACTGAACGACTACCCTGTCAGCAACGGGCCTGACATTTTCGTCATTAAGAGCTATAACCACTTTATCCAGCAAATCTTGTGATGCTATGCCATTGTTTTCCCGTGACATAATAGTCACAGTGACATTTGCCGGCGCCGGACTGATGGCCGATGCATCAGCAACACGGCCATCGGCACTACGAGCATGATATTCATAAGCTCCCACCGGCCCGGCAACACTTAGCCCTTCAAAAGCTTGTGGGATACGAACACGAAAATCGTTATCAGATTCCATGATAGCCGCAATAGGCGGAACCGTGTCGTTATCAGCTTGTTGCAGCATGAGACGCGTAATATTGTTATTTGCGCCCAACTGATCTAAATCGCTACCCGCTGCATAGGCCACCATCACCGCGCGAGCCGCTTCATTCACGCGCTGGCGCAGCAATAACTCCCGATAAGCATTCTCTTGTAATAATTTCACAATGGGTTCAGATTCCAACTCAAGCGTGCGAGTGATTGCAGCTCGTTGCTCTTCGGGATAAAGAGATATCAACCTGGCTTTACGTTCAGCCAACAGGCTTTCATAATCCAGTGGCTCGACGACATCAGGTGGCGGCAACTGGCTTAAATCAATGGTCGGCATAGTTTCACCTCACGGGGATAGCTATTGTTAAGTCATTTCCGTTGATATAAACGCCAGTTATTTCAACGTGCATTTCTCCCGCTTCTGCTCGCTGAAATGTAATTGTTGTGAGTCGTACGCGAGGTTCCCATCTCAAGATCGCCATATAACACGCGCTCATAATTTTTAGACGTAACGCCGGATTCTGCGGCTGATCAATCAGCGCGGGCAGCAATGAACCGTACTCACGGCGCATAACACGAGCACCGATAGCCGTCATCAAAATATCAGTAATGCTCTGGCGAACGTGTTCAATATCAGTCATGTTGCGGCCCGTTTGCTTATTCATACCCAAAAATTTCATTATGCAGGGCCTCCTGATGTGTCACCGCCTGATCTGACGCCGGTGTGTTTATGGGAATCCACGATCACCCCGTTTGAGCTGAATTGCCCGTCGTTATGCTCAATATTTCCAGTCATTTTTCCGCCTTTTTGCACTACCAAGCTGGCTGTTGTCAGTAAATTGGTACAAATGACGTGAGGCGTATCAAGCGTAATTTGACTGCTTGCGGTACAAGTCATTTCTGGCGCAGTGACATGAACAGAACCGGAGGCATTCACCGTTGCGGTTTTAATACCCGTTACTTTTAAGGCACTGACCGCTGGCTCATATTCCATCACTGCCCCATCAGGAAAAGCAATATGAACAGCCTCGGCAGAAACTGACGGCGCCGGAAACTGATCAGAATAAACAGCCGGTAAGACAAAAGCAGTAGTCAACTCTCCACCAATGGCAAGCAATAAAACCTGTTCGCCAACACTGGGCGGCCAGAAGGTACGGGAATGACCTGCTCGCAGTGTCAGCCAGGGTATCCAATCCGTTTTTAAGTCACCTGTCCTTACCCGGCAACGATGACCAACGAGATCAACATCCGTGACCAAGCCGACGCGGATAATATTTGTTAATAGTCGATGCAATTCTGGCAGTGTCATAGTTCACTCACGAGGTCATGATAAATTAATTCAATCAGTTGCAGTCGCTCATGCGGCGTGATGCCTAACAATTGACGTTGCGGATACTTCGTTTCTGCCAACGCGTTAATACTGCCTTCCAAACCGTATTGATGCTGACGAGCAATTGCTGCGGCCCGGCCTTGAAAACCAACAACAGCGGCGGCTGATGAGGCACTGGACTTAAGGAAATGCGCGGTTCTCAATCGCCGGAACATCGGATCGCGGCGATTTGACGTTTTTTTCACTTCACTGTGATTGATTTCCAGATAACGCTCTATATTACTGCGATAAAATGAACGTACTGCGTTACGTTCTTCGTCAAAGCCAGTAATCATACGCCCCCGGCGTCCGCGCGTTGCGCGCCAATTTTTCAGCGTACGCACATCTCCTTGGTACAAAAATTTAATACCCTTCTGCGAGCGTAATACGCGACGGCGGCGCGGCTCATAAGCGGTACCATCCACATTTTTTTGGCTGCGAATGCGCTTCTGTTGGTCAGCGCGGATCGCCTTTGACAGCTTATTAGCCAGTCGGCGACGGTATGCCGGTTTTGTGGTACTGATTAATTTTTGCAATTCATTATCAAGGGCAACGAACAGTGAATTATTTTCCGTCATTTCTGCACGTTCCCGTCAGTCAATACACCCCAGGGATCTTTACCAGGACTGGCAGAGGGATAAGGGGGCTCATCAAGGTGTTGGGCTGTCAATTGTCCATTTTCTGCTTGAACAATGACACGTTCAGTTGCTCGTAATACAAATAAAATATCTGCGGTACCATCACTCAGAATATCCGCGTCAAATTTAATGCCGTCTGTACGCTGATCAGAATTAAACAATAAATCAGGTTGATGCCGACGCGCATATTCAAGCACCGGAACACTGAGACTGTCGAGCGAGTGTGGATAATCGAGTGCCAACACATGCAACTTATACTGATACAAAAATGACGGTGAAGTCGTCCCGGTTGCCACTAGATTCCCCTCGGTAACATACACTTCTAGTCTGTCTGGGTTTTGAACAAAAAAGGGATTGTGTTTTGTGATGATGTCTCTCATCAGTTTTGTTTTCAGCATAATTCCCCCGCTACTGACACTGGGTTTTAATATATTCCTGCAAATATTTTATTTGCTGTTCGTTACCAATAATCATTCTTCGGAGATCGAAATAATCTTGTTCAGCTGCCGGGTTAAGTCGTGGGGGGATTGCATAGCCCACGCTGCCGGAGGAACCGGCTTCGCCTTGATGACAGGTGGCCGCGATACGCAACCGGCGACGACCAGCGGCAACATCATCGTGAAGAGCATCAATTTCAGATTTGGCATGAGCAAGCTCCTTTATATGCTGATTATCCAACTCAGACAGGCGCTTTATTTTCTCCTGCTGATTAACGATTTCATTCTGCTGCTCTAGTAATGCATTCTGTAGCTTAATGCTCTTATCAAGCTGGTCTGTATATTTACTCCGATAGTGATAAGCAATAAGACAGACAAGCGCTAATGCAATAACCGTATAACCATGAGAGTTAAACTTCATAATATCGCTCTACAAAAGTGAAAAGGCTTCATCAATAACCGAATCGCTATAAGGTTGATTACCATTTTCCATGGTAATAACCGACTTAATCAGCTTTGTCATAAATACTTTATTAAATACATCAACAACTTGATCACCAGTCACCTCCGTGTCTTTACATACGTGGTTAATATAGGCATCAGTATTATTTTCATTATGGGGAGCCCATCGTGAAATAATGCCGCTTATTGTATTGATTCCATATTTGCGCTTGTAATTCTGAATCACTTTAATCATGGCCCGAATACCATATTCAGGGCTGACAAACTGGCAAAAAGATTTATCGGAATGTTGTGATTCCGGCACTAAACCTTGCCAGTCGTCCCCCCAACGGATATTGCCAGGGTTATTATTTCGGATGCCTCGGCTCATATTCATTCTTTATCCCCGCTTTATTATTTAACGTTCCGCGAAGTAACTGACCAAAAAAATCCGTTCCTAGATAACCAATAATGACGCTGCCGATGTAAGCCAAATCTGTGCTCATACCAAAAAAATCCAGCACATCACGGATAAACCAGGCAATCATGGCACACATAATGGCGTCTATAATTGTTGTCCAGAATTTACCGCCGTTATAGCGCCCTCTGAGATAAGCCATTGCGGCGGCCAGTGCGGCACCTATACCTTGTTCTCTAACTGATAGCAGCCACTCCCATAACTGAAAAAAGATGTCAGGCTGATTTTTCATGTATCATCCTTTCCTTCACAGGCTCCCTAGTTGTACAGCCTAGTGTCTTAATTTATGTCTTAATTTAATCCCACAATTGAACAATGTTATCCAGCACCAGCGGCTCAAAATCGGGTAAGATGATAAACTGACCGGCGCACAATAGCGTCGTGTGACAAATATCGTTATTAGCATTCAACACAGCTTCAACAACGCCTTGAGTACGTCCATAGTAACGTTGGCAAATCATGTCAATGGTGTCCCCCTGGAGTGCTTTCACTTCCATCAGACTAGTTCCGCCAATCCGCGTTCTTCACCCATGACATCACGAATAGCCCATCGTGCATCACGCCAAAGATCGGCTATCTGGGTGCTCAACGCTTCCGCGTGCTTTTCACCCTCGCGAGTTGTGTCAATATCACGGTATGCCTCGGTTAATAGCGCTTTTGTTACTGAATAGACCGCGCGACGATATCGCCAAACCTTAACCGACACGCTATTCACTTTTAGCGCTGGTTGCACATCCTCCAACCGGGAAAACCCAGAGGCTTCTTGAACAACACGCCAGTTTTCTAGCTGATCGTTAACATGGGCAACCGCTTCAATGGTCTTATCGGTTAAACGTTCGGTTGTCACTCGACCATTTAGCCGCATTGCACAACGCAGCTCTGACAAATTAATTTCTGGGAAAAAGTCACATGACATCACCACGGCGTTATAATCATTAATATTTTCTTCGTCACTGCCTTCGGTGATACTTTTCGCAATGCCTTTAGAAGCAACTAAGCCGTTCATTGCATTTCTCCTCATAATCAGGCGGTGGACGGTATAGACGAAATTTGAATGTTCCGACAATACCGTGCCGCCTGGTGCGCGGGGGCACGTTCTGTTATTGCACCGTAGTTTTACTAGTGTGGGCCTTGGTTTTGGCGTTCGTCTTCGTTTTGTTCTTGTTGGTCTTCGTTGTGTTCTTGCCAGCCAACCGTGACTTACGCGCAGACGTGTTTTCTTTAACACTCACATCGTCGCTCGCAATATCTGCCAAAGCTGAAATGATTGCTTCTTGTTGTTCATGTTCGATAGCGGCGACTTCAGCATGTGTAGCTTCTTTGGGTTCTGCATTTCTAATAGTGCGTTGCAATAGTTCAATGTCGCGTTTAACACCGATGCTACCGAACAAAGTAATTGCCTGTTGCAGATAAGCTAAAGCAGATTCTAGCGACTGATTATTAAGTCTCAGACTGTAGCCAATAGCTTTAAACAGTTTGGCCCGAACCTGATCTGGCATATCTTCCTCAGTGGTCATTGTGTCGAGACGTAGCAGTAAGGATACGTCAATCGGCGCAATACTCGGATCTCGATTAAATGCAACTAACACAGGGTCGCAAATTTCATCAACCAGTGCGGTTGCTGTGGTGCGTTTGTAATCATCTGGCATGCTCAACTTATGATGCAAAACATACTCAGCAATGCGCAGTGCTTCATCAATGTTGCCAGCATCGACGTTCCAGATCATCAAAGTAGTGATAACATCATCAGCTTGGCCCGTGTTTGCACTCAATACACCATCTATCCAACCCTGATAATTAGCAATTAAGCTCTGTTTTACTGAGGCTTTTACTATCTTCGACTGGATGCTTTCTAGCTTCACTTTGTCTAAACGTAACCGGTACAACATTTGTTCATAAGCCGTAAAATCACCAGTCTCAGTTTGCATACCGCGTCGCTGTGCCATGACGTTTTGAAAATGTCGCTGAGCGGGGGTTAACATAATATTTCTCCACCAAATGACTGATATTAGCTATGCACTGGCACCAGGTGCCTTGGCGAAAGTGATACCTTCTATCAGACAGCCAAAGCCATAATCTTCTACAACATAAGCATCGTTTGAAGATTCGTAAGTTGCGACGCGGTTCAGTTCTGGCTCTTCTTTGATCGTGCGCCGATGCTTTGCTTCTTGCCAGTAAATTGACAAGTTTTTAAATGGTGTAATAAACATTGTGCCATCGGGGAAAAATGGGGCGATATATGACGGCATATTTCCGACTGTTTTGTTAGCAACCAGCAGGCTTCCAGCTAATGCTTCTGAATTCGGATTGCTCGCGCTGATGGCGTTGATAATCGCAAAATCTTTGCTGGTGATAATATTTCGGCCACAAATAACAACAAGCTCAAGAGACCCCTTATTCCACTCATCGAGTAAATTACTGGTCGCATCAAAAGCGAGTGAATCCAAATTGCCATAGTCGCCCTTTGCTATGATTTTGTTTTCATCGTCGCGGCTGGTAATAGTGACATTCTTCATAACTCGCTGCGGGGCATACAGCCGGTATTTTTCACACCAGCCAATACCAACGTCTTGTAGCAACGGGTTTGCTGTTAAATCCGATTTTGCGACGCGGTGGGTACCGTTAAAACCAATGGTAATACGATCAAGTGCGCGGCGCCGAATAATTTGATTAGTGATACGTGTCTGGAAATCCTTAAATTTCCCCCACATGTCAAGCTGAGGATAGCTAATAAATGTATCAGTATTGGTTTTTTCACAGCGATAGCCATTATCCTCAAGCGTATGCACAGAGCGCGGGTTGCGGCGATCTGTTGTTGAATCGTTTGTTGAGGCAAGCGGGCCATTGATGCCCAGACCAATTTTCTCACCTTCCTGTTCTGGTACCCCGACGATATTGATTTTCTGCAAGAAATCACTCGATTGTTGCGTCTTGTCTTCCAGCGTCTGTGCCACAGACGGTGCAACGTTGAAATTCTTGGTAACGGCAGCCGGTGAAATACCATTCAATTCCGCTTGGCGTTCAATATACTGATCCCATTTTTCACGAGTTTCATTTCTCATGTTCATTTCCTGCTGTTGATTGTGAGCCTGTTAGCAGTCTGTTAACTCGGCGGTATTAGCGGTGTTGTTATCATGGCCGCGTGCGACAGGCCGCTGGCTGTAATGATTAGGTTGCGCTTCAAGCAGTGTTTTTAACGCGACGAAATCACCTTGCAACTGACCAAGATCCTGTTGTAATTTTTTGTACTGTTTTTCCAGTGGGCTGTATTTTTCTAGCTGATTCAGCGTATCGCGCTGAGTCTCAGCAATCAGCGTCACTGCGTCGCGCAGCTCTCCGGCTTCCTGACTAAAACGCTTACTGCTGCCCGTTAACATCTCAGTGATACGCGAGAAAAAGGCTTTACCGTTCTCACTTTGCTGCGCCGTTTGCTCCTCAAATTCGATAAGGGTTTCTTCTACGGCAGAGAAAAGCGCTTCCGGGAAATTCTTGCGTTGAGCATAAGGATTAACCGGCTGCTGGCCGCAAAATTTCAACATTTCAGTGCCCAGGCTGGCCGGATTATCTGTGACGGCCAAGCCGCAAAGATATGCGCGGCCCGTAGCCGGCAGGGCCGGATGCATTTCGATAGAAGAGTAAACTTTTTGTCGGGCGCGGTTAGTGTCAACAAGCTCGGCAGTCGGATCGATTTGGACCTCTAACGCCAGTTTTCCTTTGAGTGCGCCGTCTGTTATCTCGCTGTAACGCGCGTCGGCTACATCACCCTGAATTTTAAACGGGCCGTCCGGCAGTATGGATTTAATGTGCTCAATGTTAACGCGAGCACCGAAAACGGTAGGATCGTAAGTTTCTGCCATGTCAATAATATCCTGGCGTTTTATCTCTCGTCCGTCTGTCGTGCCGCCCTCAACGGCAACCCGAAAGAATTTTGATTTTGGCATTTCAGTGCTCCAGTCGGTCAGTAAGGTATTTACTTGATATTGCTATCATCGACGTTGATGCGCTGACTGGCAAAACCTTCTCTCTGTCGCGCACTTGCGACAATCCTCTCAGATATTCTGATACGCGCGGGCGCGGTAGCCTTATTGCCATGAAACCGATGACTGATCCCCGCGACGAAGCAAAAAGCCTGTACTGGCAAGCCTATAGCATTCCCCAGATTGCCTGTCGTCTGGGGGTGAGTGCGAACACGATTTATTCATGGCGCCGGCGCGACGCATGGGACAAAGCCCCGCCGTTGCAACGCATAAAAGAGCGCCTTGACGTACAGTATTTGCGCATTATTGAGAAAGGGACTGATATTACCGCTCATGATGCCAAAGTGATTGATATCCTTGGCCGCCAGCTTGATCGTTTTTCGCATGATGAAAAAAAAGCGCAGGAAAAAGCGGCGCGGCAGAAAGTACCGAAGAACCACTTCACCCCAGAACAGATTACGGAACTGCGGGGACTGGTGCTCAATTCACTGTATGAACATCAACAACGCTGGTATCAACAGCGCAGACAGCGTAACCGTTTTATTCTGAAAAGCCGCCAGATTGGTGCAAGCTGGTACTTTGCGCGGGAAGCTTTGCTTGATGCACTTGAAACCGGTACCAATCAAATATTTTTATCCGCGAGCCGCGCTCAAGCACTCAACTTCAAGCGGTTTATTCAATTCCTGGCAAGACAAATAGGGGTTGAACTGAAAGGCGGCGATACGATTGTTTTAAGCAACGGCGCAGTGTTGTACTTCTTGGGTACATCGGCAGCGACAGCCCAGTCTTACACCGGCAACTTATATTTTGATGAAGCCTTTTGGGTATCTAATTTCCTGAATTTACGTAAAGTGGCGGCGGGGATGGCGTCGCATATTGGACTACGCCGAACTTATTTTTCCACACCAAGCAGTGAAGAGCACGAGGCCTACCCGTTCTGGACGGGAGATTTTTACAATAAATCACGACAGAAAGATCAGCGCATTGAATTTGATACCACGCACGAAGCACTGAAAGATGGCAAATTGTGTGGTGACAGAATGTGGCGGCAAATTGTCACGATTGATGATGCTATCGCACAAGGCTTTGATCTCATTGATATTGATGAAATTAGAGATGAAAACAGCCCAGAAGACTATGAAAACTTGTACCGTTGCCAGTTTGTGGCAAAGGGTGAGCGTGCTTTCAACTATAACACGCTGATTAGTTGTGGCGTGGATGGATATAACCGTGATGTATGGTCGGACTGGAACCCTTACGCACCACGACCTTTAGGTAATCGCCCGGTATGGATTGGTTATGACCCTAACGGCGGCGGCGGCAAAGGTGATAGTGCAGGGTTAACCGTTGTTGCACCGCCTGCGGTGCCAGGCGGTAAATTTCGGGTGGTTGAAACTATTCAACTGCGTGGTATGGAGTTTGAAGAACAAGCTGACGTAATCAAAGCGCTAACTACACGTTACAACGTGCAGCATATCGGCATTGATGCAACCGGGGTGGGTGACGCAGTTCATCAGTTAGTTATCAAGTTTTTCCCCGCCGCCGAGAAACACATCTACACCCCGACACTTAAACGGGCACTGGTCATGAAAGCACAAATGGTAATTCGCGCTGGGCGTCTTGAATACGATGCCGGATTCGGCCTTGAGCTAGTGCGCTCATTTATGACGGTACGTAAATTTATCACCCCAAGCGGTCAAGTTTCTTATGAATCTGACCGCACCAACGGCAGCAACCACGGCGATCTCGCCTGGGCCTGTATGCACGCCCTGTTTAACGAGCCGATCGGCAGCGACGCTGGCGGCATTGATGATAGCTTTGTCGAGGAGTATTAATTTAATGAGTCGCAAGCGCAATAATCACCGCACTCAACCCACTGCGGCGCAGATGACCGCCGAGCCAGAAGCGACGAGCGCACCCATTGAGGGGGTAGAATCGTTCTCGTACCGTTGCCGGTTTGTGGCAAAGGGTGAGCGTGCTTTCAACTATAACACGCTGATTAGTTGTGGCGTGGATGGATATAACCGTGATGTATGGTCGGACTGGAACCCTTACGCACCACGACCTTTAGGTAATCGCCCGGTATGGATTGGTTATGGCCCTAACGGCGGCGGCAAAGGTGATAGTGCAGGGTTAACCGTTGTTGCACCGCCTGCGGTGCCAGGCGGTAAATTTCGGGTGGTTGAAACTATTCAACTGCGTGGTATGGAGTTTGAAGAACAAGCTGACGTAATCAAAGCGCTAACTACACGTTACAACGTGCAGCATATCGGCATTGATGCAACCGGGGTGGGTGACGCAGTTCATCAGTTAGTTATCAAGTTTTTCCCCGCCGCCGAGAAACACATCTACACCCCGACACTTAAACGGGCACTGGTCATGAAAGCACAAATGGTAATTCGCGCTGGGCGTCTTGAATACGATGCCGGATTCGGCCTTGAGCTAGTGCGCTCATTTATGACGGTACGTAAATTTATCACCCCAAGCGGTCAAGTTTCTTATGAATCTGACCGCACCAACGGCAGCAACCACGGCGATCTCACCTGGGCCTGTATGCACGCCCTGTTTAACGAGCCGATCGGCAGCGACGCTGGCGGCATTGATGATAGCTTTGTCGAGGAGTATTAATTTAATGAGTCGCAAGCGCAATAATCACCGCACTCAACCCACTGCGGCGCAGATGACCGCCGAGCCAGAAGCGACGAGCGCACCCATTGAGGGGGTAGAATCGTTCTCGTTTGGCGATGCTTCTCCCGTCACCAGTCAGCGCGACCTGCTGGATTGCATGGAGTGTGCAAAAAATGGCCGCTACTATGAACCCCCGATCGACCCCTACGGGCTGGCACGTATGTTTGATATTGCCGTACATCATCAGTCCCCAATCATGTTTAAACGTAATGTGATCATGGGCTGCGTTGAGCCTCACCCGTTGTTGAAAAGGGAAGACACCGAAGCGTTTATTTTCGATTTTTTAGTTTTTGGCAATGCTTACTTAGAGCTGATAAAAAACCGGCTCGGCCAGCCGCTGGCGCTCAAACATTCGCTGGCTAAATACACGCGCCGCGGTGAAGACCTGGATCAATACTGGTTTGTCACGTACTACGCGGAAGATCATGCTTTTCAGCCAGGTTCCGTGTTTCATCTCCGATCATGCAGCATTCATCAAGAGATTTATGGCACCCCGGAATACATGGCTGTATTGCATTCTGCGATGCTGAACGGAGAAGCCACCTTGTTTCGCCGCAACTATTACATTAACGGGAGTCACGCGGGTGTCATTGTCTATTTGACAGACCCAATCGCAAACAACAACGATGTTGAAAAATTAAAACAATCATTAAGAAACGCACGTGGCGGTGGCGCGTTCAAAAACTTGTTTGTATACGCCGCAGGCGGGAAAAAAGACGGATTACAAATTTTACCATTTAGCCAGATTGCCGCGAAAGATGAGTTTACTGGTATCAAGGATGTTACGCGCGGTGACATGCTTGATGCGCACCGCGTTCCTTACCAGCTAATGGGGGGTAAACCTGATAATGTCGGGGGCTTCGGCGATATTGAAAAAGTCGCAAAGGTCTTTGCTATCAACGAACTGTATCCAATTATGGAAAGAATGAAACAGCTTAACGACTGGTTAGGAATCGAAGTGCTTCGCTTCAAACCTTACGCCCTGGCCCAGACAGACAGCTAAGTCTCCCCTCAGCGCCCCTTCATGGGGCGTTTTGCTTTTGCATGCATCTGCATTACCTATCATGAAATCAACGCTCAACATGTCAACCCGGCGTAAAGCGGCAATATTACCAAGTATCTCTCTGGCACCCCTCAGCGCGCGAGCTGTCCCCCGCCTCGCCCGCACGCAAAAAGGGGGCGTTTTTGTGCAATTGTGCAGAGGGGGTGAAGTCTTGCCGGGTCTGGCATGGGAGGGAATCGCTGGAGTGGTGGTTATTGTGCAAAATTATGCAGATTTGTGCAAGGAATTTGTGAGGTAAGCTTAAGAATATCAAAAGGTAATCAATAAAATAAAAGGCTGCGATTGCAACCCAATTTATTCATCTATTTTTTGTAAACGGTTATTACTTTCGCGGCTGAAAGTTGGTATCAAGCGATTTACACGCTTGCTTGTCGCCTTCTTCGTGCTGCTTAAAAATAGTGTAAGTGGAGGGATCGAAGAAAGATATTGATTCTACTACCCTTTTATCAACAAGTGTACGGAAATCACTTAGCGAAAGTCCGCCGATTTTCCTATCACAAATGCCTGCCTCTATATAATGCTGCCGATAATTAGTCGTTATGTTAATCGTCAAGGTGTCTTTATCGCGATAACCACTTAATAAAGGCAATAATTCTATATGATGACAATCTCCATGCTCAAAGGCAGGACATGAGACAAGCCCAACATAGAACTTTCTTGAACTCAATGTGACAATAACAGGAAATTGCCGAACAGAAGCCTCCATTAACATACTCTCAAAAGGGTTATTTCCCACCGCACGCGCTAACGCGTCAAATCGACGATCACCTTTTTCTGTTTTACGTTTTCTTTGATACCCCACCAGTCCTGCAAGTGCAATCGACACCACCCCCCAAGCAGCAACTTTTAGTTCTTTATAACTACTACTTTTTTCGAAAGAAATCGGTAAAAGTCGCTGAAAAACATCCGCTTTCAAATCAAAACAATACAGTATTGAATTGACTAGCCAGCGAAACACCCCGGTTACACTCAGCAACGAACAAACAAGCCAGGCGCCACAAACAAAAACTGCGCCCCAAGCAGCAACAAAAAAATAAGCGTCCCAACCCTCAGAACGCTTATACCTATATCTTGTTGATAATGATAAATTGACGTAAATATAACCACTTATCAGTATTACCGCGATGAGTATCGTGTTCATTTATCTCTCTGTACAAAACCGAGTTCCAATTTTTCCAACTTTTCAAACTGTTTCTCTATCTCGGAAATAACGTCATTGTTATTCAAATCTATAGAGATATAGCCATCCTTGTTTACCGCAAATTTTTTCTTATTTTCCTTCAGGACACGGGCGAGGCGTTCTGTCGGATCTAATGCAAATGACATAAATTACCTCCTATTTTAAAATAAATCATACATCTATGCACACAACCCAATAGAGCTTATATGACGTTAGACAACAACAAAACAGTTAAGTTCACTTTAGCTGGTTAACGTCTTTGCTTCTTTAAGCATAACTTATTCGTCATTTAATGCAAAAAACAGCCCGTTTGCACGGGCTAATTTGGTCAATTTCTATGGTCGTAATACTCAATAATTTGCAGTGCGAGGGCGGCAATCTGCACCGCTTCATCTCTTGCCGTTCCTGCGTGACTGCCGCCAAATTGATCATGAAGAATGGCCTGGTTAAACTCGCCGACTTCCTCACCCAAAATCGAAGCCCATATGAACGGGCTGTGATCACGGTCAGCGCCCCAGAGCTTATCTTGCCTTGTCATTTCTGACAGAACGCTATTTACTGCGCATGTACGCGCAGTTGTAGTTGAGTGGTCAGTCATTATTCACTTTCCTCGCGACAACGGTCACACATATCAGACTGAGTGAGCGGATACAATTCTGCAAAACAGTTGTGGCAGTGCACAGATTGATTTGTCAACGGGTATTTACCAGAGTATGTTGTGGCCTGAACAATCAAACCGCTGTACTCCGGTGAGCAGTCAATCGGGTCCTCTGCGATTGTACCTTCGCAAATCACATATTCCTCATAACAATCTTTACCGTCACGTCCAGTCACAGAAAAACCGACAAACTCGGCTAAATCTTTAATTTGCTTTGCACTTAATACTAAATTCATAAATCACCTTGGTTAATTAATGGGTTAAGTTGGTTAATGCGCTGCAATAGCGCATTATGACATGCTTGTTTCTGGCGTTCTGTCACTGTCAGACGTAACGAACCGTCAGAACATAATTGATAACATTTCTCATCTACATGGATTTTTCCTCCAATAATCAACGATCGAGCCTCAGCTTTGCCGAAATTCAAGCCAATTGAATCTGCGTAGTCGATAATTTTTTCCGCTCGTTCATTTTCATCTGACCGTACTCGGTACCCCCGCGTACAGTTATTGACAGAACTCCAAGGGGCGCCAAAGGCGCCAGAAAAAGCCAAACCCTCGCCTTTAACATCAGCGTTAGATTTGGGAACAATGCGCCATTTAACCGTGCGAGTAATAAAAGAAGAAGAATCACCCAAACGAGGCGAGTAAACCCCAAAAATACGCTGTACATCCTCACCGTAGGCATTGCCCTGTTCGGTAATTTCATAGGACAGCCGCACGGTCAAATCTTTCCGTGCCACCAATGGCCCACCCTGAAATTCGGTGTAAGCGAACCAGTTCCCCACATCCGCCGCAAAACGGACATTATCCATGTCAGCGTCAGGTAAAATTTGCTCATCACCTGGCAACCGGCGCAGTTCACGCCAAACTGTGACGGGCGCCCCGCCGACTTGTTGAAATTGACGAATGCGCCAACGACTCGCCCACGCAGATACAGCCTTCACCATATCTTTAATTTTCTCGCCCGTCTCATCATCAATATCATCATCAAGCGCGTAACCATCTATATTCTTGGAAATATATTTAGCGATATAACCCGTTGCGCTGCCCCTTTTTTTATCAATGGGTTCAACATGAAAACGCGCTTTTAGTGCCTCTTGACTTTGTAATTCCTCGGAATCTTCAATACGGGCGTAATAGCAAAAAATATCTCGCAATTCGTCAACATGTTCGGGACGAACGAACAATAGCAAATGCCAGTGCGGGGTACCGTCATGATGGGGTTCGACAACCCGAAAACCAAAAACATTAATACCCGCCCGCGAATAGGCTGCACGAATCTTTGCCCAAACCTTACAAAGATATTGTTGGGTATCTCTGGGACTTGAGCCATTCCAGTTAGACACAAAACCCCCACCGCTATGAACCGCGTGATATTTAGAGGGGGCTGTGATGGTATAAAATTCGCCTACGCAGCCTAATTCATCCGCCAAATCCTCAAAACCACGCATACGTACCATTAACTCACACCGGCGAACAGATGGATTCGCGACACTGGCAAGCACCATCTCTTCTAAAGAAACTCGTTCACCTTGATCATTTTCTAAATCAAATTCTTTAATAAACTCCCAATTACGGCGCTTTTGTTCATTCCATTCACGCAATGCAGAGCGTGAAACGTAAGACGATGCGGCTTTTTGAACTTGCCCCACCGCAATAGCTAAATGCTCGGCGCGAATGTCACGCATTCGTTTTAAACGGCTGTACCACCATTTATCAGACATCATACGTAACAAACCGGCACACAACTGATCGACTGTAACGCCTCTCCTGCCTTTAGTGAATTGCTGCCAGTAAGGGGCTGTTGTACCGGCTTGTTGAGTCAGTTTCGCCAGTAACTTATAAATACGGATCAGGCGCTGCTCAGCTTCCTTTTCATTTGCCGGTTGCTTGTCAACATACTGTGCAGACGCATTTTCATAACTTTCGGCAATAAAATGTGAAATTTCCCAAGCAAGCTGTTTAATCTCAGCTCGCTCAAGTGCAGGCAAGTTATTCAACTGTTCAATGAAAGGCCACGGCGCAATACCAGATGCAATATGTTTGAAAGCATAACGAGACATAACCCTGTCAAATCGGGGTAATACATTCTCACCAATTGTCTTACGCAAGAATGTATTAGCCCGACGACGACCTGATTCTTTATAGATTTTCGTATAGCGAACAGAAAAGTATTTCGCCAGAAAATCGGGCATCCGCCCGATATACTGGTGGCGCCAATCATGATCATCAGGATTGATATCCCATAAAACGCGCTCCGCCAGAGTTGCGCCGCGTGGCAACCCTGGTTTAAACATTTCGGCCTGTCGGCGTCTTACTGCGTGGCAATCACCGTTGTGCTCTTCAATCTGCGTCACTCACACACTCCAGCATAAACAGAACTACATGCCTGATATGAATTTTCTTCGGCCAATAAATCAAACTGACGCCCCCCTAGCCGTCAACGCCCAATCGCGGTATGTCTCGATGCCGTGAGACTCCAAAGTCACACAGTCATAACATTAATGGTATTATCTGCATGACACCGGATATCAATCATTAGCTCACCTCCATCAATAGACTGGCAATAATTTCTGTCGCGGGTTTCCGGCTATTGCCTGACGCTGCAATAGAACGATGAGCTGTAATTTCTGTAATATCAAAAACATCAAAACCTTTATAAATGCTTTTGGCATCTATGCTATTTGATACAACAATAGAATTACCCGATTCGTCATGCAATATGATTAACGCGATGGTCAGCTCATACTGTTCACTAACGCTGAAATTGTTATCGTAGTAACTGGTGAATTTATTAAGATAGGGCGGATCGCAATATATAACATCATCAGCTTTGACAAGCTGCAATGTCTCTCTCCAATCAGCGCAAATAAACGCCGCTCGCTGCGCTTTTTCAGCAAATGCACGGATCTCATTTTCCGGGAAATACACAGATTTATATTTACCAAACGGCACATTGAAATGACCACTTTTGTTATATCGGCACAAGCCATTAAAGCAATGACGATTCAGATATAAAAACCAAACGGCGCGAATGAGCGGCGAATGATATTCTGGAGACTCTGAATTAAATTTGTCTCTTAGCAGATAAAAGCCATGCTCATTATTATAGAACTTAAAAAAATCTCGTGAGAGTTCCAGAAATAACTCAACATTATTTTTAATTTGCTGATACATATTAATCAGGTCTGAGTTAATATCAGCAATTAAATATTCATCATAATCTGTATTCATCATGACAGCACATGAGCCGGCGAACGGTTCTACCAGCCGTCTCCCGGCTGGTAAATGTAATTTATCCATGACGCGAGCTTTACTGCCCGCCCATTTCAGAATAGTTTTATTTACCATTATATCCCCCCCTCATTGAAGAAATAAGAGGGGGTCAATAATGAGTATTGATAAACACGTGTTTCATAGCCCTGTGTGTAACAATGAATCACTTCATCAACTCTTATTGTGTACCGGCGTGAAAGTACAAGCGAATATTCCTCACTTTCTTTAGAAAGACAGACAATAATAAAATCGCCGGAATCCGCGTGAGGAAACGCATCACCCGTGAGGATGTTAGCCACACAAAGAATATCATTATGCTTATTTTTGATTGCAGTAAAAGTTTCTTCATTGACTGCAACCATATGAATTTTAGCCATCTCATACACTCCGATAATGTTTATTTTTAAGTTCAATGATTGACTGGCATGTAATACAACAAGTAACGCCTATGACAGCTTTTCTGCGTTCTTCTGGAATGGAATTACCGCAGCATTCACACTCAAAAGCTGAAACACTAATGCCACGGTCAGTAACCGCTTTGATTTGGCGTTCTAAAGTTGCAGCAATATGTTCTGCGGCAATATCAACAGAATCAGACATAATGCCATTCCTCCGCTTGACGCTCGATTTCCCGCGCTTCGTCGGTTAACAATAGAGAAGCATTGGCATAATCAAGCTTATGCTGAAGAATGCGTGTTGAGAGCTTGACAAGACGCGCAGAGAAGCGAGCCGCGCAGCACTGCATCTCATCTGCGCGTGCGGCGTTGAGCAATTCCAGCAAAGTATTTTCTTCAACTTTGCCTCCAATTTTTATATTTCTCTTTTCGATATTTCTCATTTTCACTTTCCTTTAGGTAATAAAAGGTCGGGCGGGTTTACGCTATTAAGAATCAATCATCAATTAACGTGGCATAGATAATCGTTCTGGAAATATGCTAGCTACCACTTTTAAATGATTAATTGTCCGTACTAATGATTTCTTCTCATCATGAGTGAATTCATTAAAGTTAATATCATGTCGGGATTCATGAATATCAGCGAGATTGAAAATAGCCGTCAGAACGCGCTTGTTAAATGCGAAGCTATCCGGCCATTCCCACTTATCCCGCATGAGTGAAATAAACTCGCTCAGTTCTTTTTGATTCTCTCCGAAATGTTGATATCGTATTGCCGATAACTGATTAAGTGCATCGGCCCGGTTTCCCATCGCTATTTCAGCAAAGCGGAATGCTTCTGTATTTGCCATGCTTCCCCCCCCCTTTTTTTTCAAATATAGGGAAGTTTATTTCAGTAAGAAAATAATAGCGGACGCAACATACAACATGACGAGCGGATATAATAAGCCGTCAGTCGGTTTTGGTGACTTAAAGTCTTCGCCAGTTAATTTATATTTATGAGCCATTTTTTCAAGTGAGTTCATCAGAATTCACCTTTATTGATTTTAATTAATGTATCAAAATGTTGCTGAGCGGCTTCTTTTGTTAAATGAATAAATCCATTCTGCAAGTATTCGTGGTCGAAATCACTATCGCCCCATAAACGCGTGGCAATATTTCCTTGGGGGGACGATAAAATACCCATGACATGATATCGTTGGCCTCGCTCTAACTCATAATCAACGGGCTTTGGAAAACTGACTTTACCGACAGCGATCATTTCAGGCTTGCGGCGATATTTAAATTCTGTGCTCCACGCCGGACTATATAGACATTGTTCCCAGCTAACTGCTTCAATATGAAGCCGTTCCCACATTTTCCAAGGCTCGTCTGTCTTCAAAGCATCTCGTGCATATTGCATCATTAATTCAGCGTGTACGTGTTTTTTATTTTGTGACATTGCTTAATCCTCTATTTAACAATCTCAGTTCGTAATTTTCACCGGTGCTAATCTTCATGAATGATTCAAAGATTGCTATCACGTCAGAAAGAGACAGCGGGGTTTCGTCTCCCGCATATTGCAGGACATCTGTTATTCGACGCACGATTGTTAAATGAAGATCGGCGCGTTCAATATGTGATAATAATTTTAAATTTGGTAATCCAGAATCAGTTGTTAGACGTTGCATGTTCTCTACTCCTATATAATTACCTGACTTTGTTGATAACATTGTTCTGTTAACAAGAGTTCGCCATTAATGTTTTCAAGGGATACCGATACAACATTGGTAGCGTTATATTTCTTTCCATTATTCATGACTATACATAAACAACTTAATGATGAAACCGGATAACTGTAAGCAATATCACTTTCAATCACTAAAATAGTTTTTTTGTTATGCTGAAACATTAAACATTCCATTTTTCACCTCATACAATCAAACTATTCTCAAGTATTGATCAAATGTTGCTTGGTTTTATCCATATCTGGCACATGGTATTCTGGTGCGTCCATACGACCAAAAAGGTAAGCAAAATGTCTAAAAAAGAAGTACCTATTTATATCCCCGCCGAACTGGAATACATCGAAGCAAATCATCTGGCTTGCCTCCGGTTCCACATCGCCTCAAACCACCACATAAACTACCTAAAGACGGTCAGCTATTTACCGGGCTTACTCTTGAGCAAGCAAAAGACACGGTGAAGTTTCTTCAAGGCTATATTCAACGCGCCGAACTGTTGCAGGGAGCTGCTCAAGAAAATCATACGCATTGATATTAACTATTTGACCGTAAGCCGAGTAAGCAAGGCGGGTACCATGAATAACGGTATCCCCTACTTTATATTTTGTTTTATATACGCTATTCACTGTCTGCTCCTATATAACTGTCTGACCTGACTCATTGCTTGTTCTTTTGAATCAAACTTGCCATATGAATACTCGCCGTCGCTGATCTGGTAGCGAGTGGTTGTATTGATTTTGTTTCTCGGCAACCGGCGAATTGCAAAAGCGCCGTAGGTTTCTGTATGATTGCTGACTGGTTTTAGAATGAGATTGGTGTGATTTATCATTATCACCTCAGCTATTTTTAAAACTTCATGCGGAGCGCTTCCTGAGCTTCTTCATAAGCTTCAAGGAACTCATAAACCATATTTACTTCACGTTCTCTGCCTTTCTTTTTCTTTGTCAATATCAATTTTTGCTCATTGGCTTGTTGCTGGACGGTTCTGACCGTTTGACCTGTGACCTCTGCATATGCTGAAAGCGTTAGCTTTGGGTATGGCAGACAGAAAACAACAGGGCAATCGGGCATTTTTATCACGAGAGGCTTGGGCCTTTTAACTGACATGGTTTATTCTTCCCAAATCTTTATCTGAATTTCGTTCGGATTTAACCGGATTCAAAGGACTTCAATTGAAGTCCTCAATAATGTGAGGATAGTCTTCAAGTGCAAACCTTGTCAAGCAGTTATGCAAAAAAACTTAAACTCATCAGAAAAGCAGAGGGGCTAACGCAAGTCGCATTTGCAAAAGAACTGGGAGTGGGTTTGAGTACTGTAAAAAATTATGAAACGGGGCGTAGAGAGGCTGGTTTATCAATTATTGATAAAATCACGAATCACCCCAGATTTGAAAAATACACAATGTGGCTAATGAGTAATAAAACTTTAGAAATGGCGGGGCAGATATCCCCCGCTCTCTCCCCTGATGGGCCCGACGACGACACATACAACAGCCGAAGCGGCCAGAAGGTTGGTTAACTATATATAACATATACATACGTTGGGGGCGTGGTGGGATTTGCGCTGAACGTTTCCCTTAGCTTATAACTTAAGGAGTTCATTAATGAAAATATTTGTGATGGTGATTATCAGTCAATGAATCAAGTGGAAACCTTGTCAAGCAGTTATGCAGAAAAACTTAGACTTATCAGAAAAGCAGAGGGGCTAACGCAAGTCGCATTTGCAAAAGAACTGGGGGTGGGTTTGAGTACTGTAAAAAATTATGAAACGGGACATAAAGAGGCTGGTTTATCAACTATTGGTAAAGTCACTCATCATCCCAGATTTGAAAAATACACGATGTGGCTAATGAGTAATAAAACTTTAGAAATGTCAGGGCAAATATCCCCCGTTCTTTCCCCTAATGGTTTTGAATCAAAGCAATTAGGGTTGCAGAGGGGTTAAGCCAAGCTAAATTTTGAACCCGGAGCAAATGCATTGGCGAAAATTACGCAAAATCCACAATTTGAAAAGTACACATTGTGGTTAATGACAGATAAGACGTCGAAAGCGGCGGGACAGATATCTCCAGCCCTCTCCCATGATAGGTGCGACGACATATCCGACAACCAAAGCGGCCAGAAAGTTGGTTAGCCGTATATAAAATATACACGCATTAAGGGTGCGCCATATAAACTTAGCTGTGCCCTCATTAGTTGGTACTGATTATCTTGTAGGTGTTGCTGATTGTGAGTGTATCAAAATTAGATAGCGGGCAGTACCTTGTTGATGTTCGCCCGCAAGGGCGTAAAGGCAAGCGTATTCGCAAGCGCTTTAGTACAAAGTCCGAAGCGCAGCAGTATGAACGATGGGTAATCGCTACCCAAAACGATAAAGACTGGTTAAATAAACCAACGGATCGCCGGACTCTCATTGAGTTAATTGATCTGTGGTGGAAGTACAAGGGGCAATCTTTAAAAACAGGTAAGGAATCCAAACAGAATTTGTTGAATATGGCGCGTGATATGGAAAATCCGCCAGTACTGAAAATGACGAAAAGTACATTTGCAGATTACAGGGCAGAGAAGCTACTAGCAGGTATAAAACCAGCAACGATTAACAAAAAGCAAATGTTGCTCAGTGGGGTTTTCACGACGTTAATCAAATTGGATAAATATCATGGTATTCATCCATTAAAAGGAATTGAGCAGCTAAAGAAAAGCCAAGCTGAGATGGCTTTTCTCAGTCTGGAACAGATTGCAGATTTTCTGTCCGCGCTGGCTGGTGACAACTTAAAAGTTGCAAGATTGTGCTTAGCTACTGGGGCCCGATGGAATGAAGCGGCATATTTGACTAGGGAAGGGGTAATAAAGCACAAAGTTACTTTCGTAGATACAAAAAACGGCAAGAACAGAACGGTTCCTATCTCTAAATCACTTTATGATGAAATTTCGCAACATAAGAACCGACAATTATTTCCCGATGTGAATTACTCATATGTTCGGCTCTTACTTAAGTCAATGATTCCAAATCTACCAAAAGGACAAGCAACGCATGTACTACGTCACACATTCGCAAGCCACTTTATGATGAATGGGGGAAACATACTAACTTTACAAAAAATACTCGGACACGCTTCAATTGTGCAAACTATGATTTACGCGCATTTTTCCCCCGATTATTTGAATGATGCGGTACGCTTGAATCCATTAGAAAACTCATTTAACTAG